AATCCACCAACACTTTGAACAGAAGAAGCTAAACTTGAACTCGCAGTAAAGCTTCCCGCACCATCGGAGGTGATGATCGAGTTATCTCCACCGTCAGCGAGTATGTTTACTTTGATCTTGCTTGTCATTTATGCTCCTATTAATTTGTATCCAAAAAAATTAATTGCTTGATTAACTGGATTAGAATTTACAGCAAATCCTTTGTCGTGATAAGTTTTAGCTTCTACATAATCTGTTGTTCCATTCATATCTACTATTGCGTAGTTTTTTGGAGACAAATCTGGACCACTTCCACTATCACTCCACATTTCGTCTAAAGTATAAATATTTGTATTTTTATAAATATATCCAATACATCTTGAACTATTTACATTGTCATATCGCATAGTCATTCCAACATAGTATTTACCTGCCACTGTGGGAGTAAATCTGTAAGTAGAGGTGCTATAACAACTATTTGTATCATATAGAACAGTATCATATTGAACCGTTGTTTGAGTGGTATTTCCTATGCTTTGAACAGAACTTTGATAAGCAAAAAAACTAGGAGTATTAGTAGGGAACCCTGAACCAAGAGTCACGGACCCTGAACCGTCACTACTGAGCAAGGTATTATTACCTGTGTCTTTGATTGTGTTGACTAAAATCGTGCTCATTTATGCTCCTATTAATTTGTATCCATAAAAGAAACAATCTCCAGCATATAATTGAGCTGAGCTGTCATCATTTTGTCGAGAATATACAGCAACTGTATCTCCTACAGATAAATCTCGCACCATACTTCCATTAACAACTATATCTGTTGCAACACCTACTGTGTTATTTGTATAAGGTATTGTTCCTGTTAATTGAGAACCATTAATATCAAAAATCAAATCTCCTCGTTTTCCATCGGCTATTCCGTTTGTGTAATATAATTGTGAATGAAAAAAATATTTTCCTGCTTTTCCACTAGGAACAGTAAATTTATATGTTGATGTATTAAAGGTATTATCTGTATCAAAAACTATTGAACTCCATTGAACAATCTGACTTGTATCAACTGTTAGTGTGTAATTTGTTGTAAATTTTACAGAAAAAGCAGGAGTATTCGCAAGACTACTCGGTGTCGTAGTTACGTTAGGACCAAAAGCAATTGTCGTGGTATTCGTTCCACCAATCGTCAACGTACTTGAAGCATTACTGCTTAACGTATCGAGTTGTTCTACTTCTAAAATACTGGTCATATGATCACCAAGGTTGAGGTAGCAGGGATAGTAATTGTGTTACCTGCTGCTACAGTTATTGTTCCTACTAAACTACAGTTGCGATTTTCAGGTAATGTTAAATCATTAAATGTCTGTTGATTGTTTTGAAAGAACTGAGGTGAACAAGCCACACCTTGAACAGAGTTTGCCATGGGGGAAACACCTTCCAATGTTTGTGCTTGATAGACAACGTAACACGTATCACTGCCTGATATAGAAGCTCCTAGATTTAACTGATAACCATTATTAGAAATTGTATAGGTGTTAGGGTTTTGGCGTACCTCATTGACATACACCTCCAAATCTTCGGATACGGAAACTTGATGATTTAACGCATAAGCAGAAGTACCTGTCCCTGTTATTTGTTGGGAAGTTAAACTTGCAAAATTATTACGAGGCTCTGCACCGATATAGGCCATTAGCTAACATCATCCATTGAGGAAACGTTGATATCACATGACCCCGCAGATGACGAGCTTTGAGCTTTAATCTTTCCTGAGGCAGGTAATACAACTTTTCCAGAGATGACCTCCAAAGATGAGTTTTGTGGAATTGCTGCACTCTTTACTAAAAAGCGCTCACTTGAACCCGTGCCATCAGGATCTATTTTTACAGATACGTTAATAGCTGTATTTCCTGTATTAGCACACAACAATCCAATGATGACTTTTTTATTAGTCGTGGTGAAAATAGTTGTAAGGGTAGAGTCTGTTAAGCTTGCCCCATTAAATAAGAAATTATTTGCCATATGTTTTATGCGACCTCTCTGTCATCAACTTCAGTCCATACATTTGTAGCAGAATCATCAACAGGTGTCCATAGGTTTGTATTGCTATCATCGACAGGTGTCCAAGCGTTCGTGACTCCCGGGACCACAGGAGACCAAGCAATGACACCGACACTTCTTACATAAGCATTTACTACAATACCTGTTGGAGTCACATTAGCTCCTGCAGATACGGTTACAGAACCTTGAGCTAGACTGATGGCCTGACCTGTTACCACTACATCAACACTGGTTGTTGCTGTAGCATTTCCAATAGCAGAAGTAATACTTAATCCTGTTAAATTGACAACAGCACTACCTGTTGCCGTAGCATTGCCTTGAACAACTGTTAATTCAATTCCTGTTGGAGTGACAATAGCTCCTGCGGATACAGTGACACTACCTTGAGCAGAAGTCATTGCTTCGCCTGTGACCGTTACGTTTGCATCACCTGTTGCAGTAGTGTTTCCAATAGCCGAAGTAACTGCGATACCTGTTAAAGTGATGTTAGCATCACCTGCGATAGAAACAGATCCTTCGGCTGAGGTGATAGCTTCACCTGTTAAACTGACATTCGCATCCCCCGATACAGTGGTGTTGCCAATCGCTGAAGTGATTGCAATACCTGTTAAAGTGATGTTAGCATCGCCAGTGACACTGGCTACAGAGTTTTGTGTCGAGGTGATTTCCTCACCTGTAACATTAACATCAATGCCAATAGCAACAGTGACGCTACCTTGGGCGGAAGTAATAGCTTCGCCTGTTAGGGTGACATTAGCATCTCCTGTAACTGTCTCTGTACCTAAAGTAGAAGTAATAGCTTCGCCTGTTGGCGTAATAACTGCTGTTCCAGATGTAGTAACAGAGTTTTGTGTCGATGTGATTTGTTCTCCTGTAGGAGAAACGTTTGCAGCACCTGATGTTGTAACACTATTTTGTGTTGAGGTGATTGCAATTCCTGTTGGAGTAACGACAGCACTACCTGTTGCTGTTGCATTTCCGATAGCAGAAGATATTGCAATTCCCGTAACGGATACGGAAACACTGACCGCCGACTCTCCTGGTCCTGCGTAGGAATCAGCAGAAAATGGAAATAAACTGTTTAACATAGCACCTTATCCTAGGGCTATGGATGCCACCATTGTTGCGTCATGCGGTTGTTCCGCAGGTTGTGTGCAGAACACATCCTTAGTCCCTGCACTAAAGTTTACTAGATTATTGGAATTAGAGGAAGTTATTACTGCATCTCTTTGAAAGGTAGTAGATCCTGTTAAAGTTCCTACACCTACTTCAAATTCAGTTCCGCCTTGTAATTGAATACAATAAAAAGTGGAATTACTTGTACCTATTGCAGAATTAAAAGATTGAAATCCATCTTCTGCACCACCTAACGTAAGATCGCCTGTACCAGTTGTAGTGCTGGTTTCTTTTACTCTATCCGCTACAACAAAAGCCACGGCACGCTCCTTATGATAATCTTAGGATTGCGTTTGATGAATCGTTAGTAGGGAATGTGATTGTAAATGTGCCTGCAGTAGAAGTTTTAACACCACCAAAATCCAAAACCATGACTGCTGCATTTGTGTTAGTAGTAGCAGAAGTATTAGAGTTATAGATAACGGCCGCTTGAGCTGAAATAGTTGCTGATGTAAAACTGATATCACTAAAATCAATATATGCTGTAGCGCCAGTTCCTGCTGCACCTGTGTTGGTTAATGCACCACCACCTGCAGAATATGATCCTGATGCACTAACTTCGTTAGTTGCAGAATATGCTGTTGTTGTGTTACTTAGAGTTGCTGAAGCATCATACAACGCTAATTTAAAAGCGTCCCCACCAGAGGATCTAAAATCATGCTCGCCTTCTAATAACTCTACTTTAAAGCTATCGCAGACTGCTTGTGTAATCGCCATTTTTATTTACCTCCTGGAGCCACTGATTGTAAAGGAACACGTAGGACTCCGTCTGCGTATTCGTCTCTTCGTTTTCTACCCATTTGAGTAACAGATAGACCTTGTACAGCTTGACTGTACATTTGTTGGTATAATTGCACATATGTAGGATTTTTCAAGTAAGAAAAAGCCTCGGTCAGAGTGCCATAGATTAAAACTTCTGGTGCATTGTTGGATAACCAAGTTGTAGTTTGGCTACTAGATAAATGATCAGGAGTTTTGTTATACCACAATTCTATTGTGTAAGCAGCATCGGGGGTTGGTGCAAAAATCATCGTGTTTTGATCCCAGTTAGCATAATAAACAGGCTTACCTGTATTATTAACCCGATCCACATTATACTCATCAATAAAAGTTGTATCTCTTTGTTCTAGCCAAGTACGATCGTTAGTGGCTGTATCTACAATTTGAACGCCTCTTTCTAAATCAAAATCATCAGGAAGAGTGATAAAAGGACTGCCTATTGTAAAGCTAGAAGTAGCAAATTTTCTAAAGGCATCTAAATCTAATTGTTTTTGTACCTTGTTTTCAACATTAGTAATAAATACATCAATTACAGAATTAGATAGGACCTCTGATCCTACCTCTGTGTAGTTTCTAACATTGTCTAATAAATCCGAATAATTCATGATGTACTCACTGTTACATTACCAATTCTAACCGCAATAAGCAACTTTTTGGTTTCAATAGAAGGCTGTAATCCATCACTGGTAAAACTAGAATCACCCGGAGCTTGGACATAAACATCTAAGGGTTCTTTTCTAGCAGGTCTAGGGTCTTTTAGAGCAATAGGATCAGCACGGTGATAGGGTGGATCTAATTGTGGGTGTTTGGGTTCCCAACACTCAGGACAAGTAAATAATCCGTTCCACTCTTTTTTAAGTTCTAAATATTTGTATTGTTGACCACATCTATCGCAGATTGCGAGTGCAAATTTACCTTTTGCAAATGACATGATTAAGCACCTGCATAGAAATCAGCAGGAACAATATGTACAGAAGTAGATTGACTGTCTTCAGTTAAAGCTCTTTGAAGTTCTGCTTCATATCTTCTTTCTAACTCTTGTGATCGCTCAGGCGCTACTTCTTGACCTAAATAGTAAGCTAGGCCAGATACAACGCAAGGTAGAAAACGATAAGGTGCATCCGCAGTATTAGAATAAGCACCTACATCTTCGATTCTTCCTACATAGTAGTAATTAATCTGACTGTCGGTTGTATCAGGTGTTTGATATAAATTGATTTGTACATTAGCTAAATTTCTTTGCACATAATACTGACTAGGAGTTCCTTGGTTAGATTTATTAGGTAAATTTTCGTATTCGGATCTAGATATTTTAGTCATGCTAGTATCTGTAGGTAAACTATTAGATACTGTTCTATACACTACTTCTAACACATCCGAAGCATCGGAAGGGGCTGTATAAGTAGTAGTTCCTGCTGTTAGATTAGCTGTGTAATTTTTTACTTTCCAAAGGTGAATACCTCTATTACCCCATTCAGAAAACAGTAAATTTAAATTATCTCTTGCTGCCTGCAGTTCGTATCCTGTACGAACATTTAAACCACAACGGGCATAAGCTCTATCTATAAGCCTATCAAAACTAAGATCAAATGATGTGGTCCCTGAAGTTGCCATATTTATTTATAACTCATCTTTTTTACTTCTACAATAGAGAACCTTGAATCATATCTACCTGTAAATAGAAGGTTCTTCTTTACATAAAATCTATTAAAAAACTCTACTTTCTCTTGAAACTCTTGTTCCGTATATTGATTATGTAGTAAATCACAAAACATAAAACAGCCTTTTCTATTCCACTCTTTTAAGGCATTTTTTAAATGTTTTTCGTATTTTGTTTTATCTGTTCTAAAGAATATATGGGAATTATCAGTTTGAAGTTCTTCTTTTATTTTTTCGGCTTGTTTCGTTCTAGACACTTCAACATACGTCAGCAGCACTTATTAAGCACTGCTGACAAAGAAACTGGCTTACCACCAGTTATTAAGTATTGAGTACAAAGCTACAATGGCAATACCCGCAACTGCGATTTTGCCAGTTCTATTTAGCTTGTCCCACCATGACCATATTTTATCCATGAGATACCTCCTAACTAGGTTTTCTTGGTTTTTTTCTTACTCTTAGGAAACCCTGCTTTCATGTTTTCCCAAGACGACTTAGTTATAGTAGAATCTTTTTTTGATCTACTAATCCCTAATTTTTTTCTCTTGTTTATATTTGCCCACAGTCCAGGCTTTTTATTACTCATCTTCCTTGCCCCCTATATTCTTTAAAATTACGTCTTTTATGTTTATTCATAGTAGACCAACTTATTCTACCATCACCAATTGTAGTCTTTTTGACCACATGTTCAATTATTTTGGAAGAGTCTGTTTGCTTTTTAGCCATTAAAATTCGCTGTAGTTTTTAATAAGAAAGTCAGACATCCAGTCCATTTGTTCATTCATATCATCTAAAACTAAGATTTTTTCTTTGATAACT